TGATACAAAAGCTACAACAGGTAAAGCTATTGCTATGGCTTTAGTCTTTGGTTAAACTTAGGAGAATATTATGGCAAATCCAAATCTAGTAGCAGTAACCTCGATATATGGAAAAAGTATACAGGGAGCTTTAACTACTACAGTAACAACCGACTTATTGACTTGTGCAAGTAACAAGTTACTTAAAGTTAATACCATTATTATTGCAAATATTGATGGTACAAATGCAGCAACAGTAACAATGGGAATCATCAAAAGTGGTGGCTCAGTAGTTTTATTTGCTTCTACTATTTCAGTTCCAGCAGATGCAACCTTAGTTTTGATTGATAAAAACTCTAGTTTTTACCTTCAAGAAGGAGACATCTTAGAGGGTGGTGCAGGTGCAAACTCAGATTTGACCTACACTATTAGTTACGAAGAATTAGATGACGCGTAAGGAGGTATTTAATTATGGCTCACTTTGCAGAACTTAATTCAAGCAACGAAGTATTACAAGTAATAGTAGTATCCAACGATGATGTAGATGCCAATGGTGGCGATGAATCTTCTCAAGCAGAAACATTTGTAGCAACAATCGTTCCATACGGAACAGGTGGTGCTGCTTGGAAACAAACCTCATACAACAATAACTTTAGAAAACAATACGCAGGTATTGGACAATTTTACAACTCATCTTTAGATATGTTTGTTGTTGCTCAACCATACCCCTCTTGGTCTTTAGACTCTAGCGGAGATTGGAAAGCACCAGTTACAGTTCCTAATGTAACTGAAATAAGTGGTTTAACAGTTTTTACATCTTGGGATGAACCTAATCTTCGATGGCTTGGTTCTACTTGGTCCGATAATATGGAACAACAAGGAACAGAAACAAACTACACATGGGATGCTTCTAGTTTAGCTTGGAATGAGGTCTAACCATGGCTGATCTAAATGGCGGTATAGTTGGAAAAGACAATCCAGTAATTATACAATCTGAACAAATAACTACTTTTAACTCTAGTGGAACTTTAACCACTCAACCTTTAACAACTGGTGTTGAATACTTAGTTGTTGCAGGCGGTGGAGGTGGAGCTGGATATTATTATGCAGGAGGCGGTGGAGCTGGTGGTTTTAGAACAGATACAGGCAACCCAGTCTCAGGTAATTCACCTTACCCAGTAACAATAGGTGGCGGTGGAGCAGGTGGCGGTGCTGGAGCTAATGGAACTAAAGGTAGCAATTCAGTCTTAGGTACACCCTCCCCAATAACTTCAGTAGGCGGTGGATTTGGTGGTGGCAATGGCAATCCCTCGACTGGAGGTCCAGGTGGGTCAGGTGGTGGAGGTGGTGGCTATTTAGCTGATGGTGCTGGTGGCGGTGGAGCAGCAACTTCAGGACAAGGTAACGCAGGTGGTTCTGCTGTTTTAAGTCCAGGACAAGAAGGTTCAGGTGCTGGAGGCGGAGGAGCAGGTGCAGTAGGAGCAAATTCAACTGTAGGTTCAGCAAGTTCTAGTTTAGTAGGCGGTAATGGCGGAGCAGGTACAGCAAGTTCAATCACAGGTTCATCTGTTACAAGAGCAGGTGGCGGAGGTGGAGGCGGATACTTTCAAGCAGCAGGTGGTTCAGGCGGTGCAGGTGGTGGCGGAGCAGGTGCAGGTCCAGGCAACGAAGCAGGAGGAGGTACAGCAAATACAGGTGGCGGAGGTGGCGGTGGTCAGCATGTTTCTAGTTCCCCTCCAGGTGTGGGTAGAGAAGGTGGTTCAGGTGTTGTTATTATTAAAGAAGCTGCAGCCAAATCAGCAAGTGGTATGTGGAGCATAGAAGCTGTATACCAAAATGTAAAAGCAGGAACATGGGTGTAATATGCCAAGATTAATCGGAGCAGCTCAAACAGTAACTTCACAAACCCAAGATGCAGTTATAACCACATTTAATTCTTCAGGTACATTTACAGCAGCATCACTTACAACCCAAGCAACTATTTTAGTAGTTGCAGGTGGAGGTGGAGGCGGAGCAGCTTTTGGTTCAGGAGCAGGTGCAGGTGGTTACAGAGAAATAGCCGATCATCCAGTTCCTTCAAGTGATGTACCAGTAACAGTTGGAGGAGGTGGTGCACCTGGTAATGCTACAGGTGGTGGTGCGGCTAGGGGAACAAAAGGTGCTGACTCAGTTTTTGGTGCAGCCTCTCCTATTACATCTACAGGTGGTGGGGAAGGTGGTAGAGGTGTTAGTGGAACAAATACAGCAGGTGGTGCAGGTGGTTCAGGTGGTGGCTCAAATTTATCTTCAGGTAGTGCTGGAGGTAATAAAGGAGCAGGTAATACTCCCCCTACATCTCCCTCACAAGGTAATCCAGGTGGTGATACTTTTCCAAATGGTGCACCAGTTCATACTGGTGGACAAGGCGGTGGGGGTGGTGCAGGTGCAGTTGGTGGAGATTCTAGTAGTACAGCAAGTACGCCTTATCCTGGCGATAATGGCGGTGTAGGTGGAGCAGGTGTAGCAAGTTCAATTTCAGGTTCATCAGTCACAAGAGGTGGTGGCGGTGGTGGGGGTGGTCATACAGGTTCAGGTGGATCACCTGGCTCAGGTGGTGCTGGTGGTGGAGGAACTGCAGGTCCAAGCTATAGTCCTGGTGGATTGAACGGAACAGCTAATACAGGTGGTGGGGGAGCAGGTCAAAGTAATCCTGGTTCTGATGTTTTTGCTGGAACAGGTGGCTCTGGAGTTGTTATTGTTAGCGAAGCTGCAGTAGACCAAACACTGGCATCAAGCTGTTGGGATTTGCGACAAGTCTATAGACAAATCAAAGCAGATGATTGGGTGTAAATAAAGTATAATTCACCCTGTGAATTTAAAATATTATTACTGGTACTTTCAATCGGTTATTCCTGAAAGAATATGTGACGATATAATTCGTTACGGCAAAGAGCAAGAAAAAGAAACTGCTCTTACAGGTAGCTCCGACAAAGATAATCTTACTAAACTAGAACTTAAAAACATTCAAAAGAAACGCAAGTCTGATGTTGTGTGGATGAGCGACCAATGGATATACAAAGAAATACAACCCTACATACATCAAGCAAATGCTAGTGCTGATTGGAATTTTGAATGGGATTGGTCAGAGGCTTGTCAGTTTACCGAATACAAAAAAGGTCAATTTTACGATTGGCATTGCGATTCATACGAAGAACCTTATAACAGTCCTAAAAATGCCAATACACATGGTAAGTTAAGAAAACTTAGCATGACTGTATCGCTTACCGATCCTGATGAATACGAGGGTGGAGATTTAGAGTTTGATTTTAGAAACACAGATGACGGCTCACAACCAAGAATATGTGAAGAAATTAGAAAGAAGGGTAGCGTAATAGTTTTTCCTTCTTTTGTTTGGCATAGAGTTAAACCAGTAACAAAAGGCGTACGACACTCCTTAGTATGTTGGAATTTAGGATACCCATTTAGATGAGCTTTGAAAAAAATAAATACCAAGTAATTAAAGGTGCTATATCAACAGAGTTAGCAGATTTTTGTTATCAATACTTTTTAAACAAAAGAGCAGTAGCAAGGCATTTGTTTGATGAAAAGTATGTATCACAATTTACTGAATACTTTGGGGTATGGAACGATACACAAATACCTGATACATACTCCCATTACGCAGATATAGTAATGGAAACTTTATTACAAAAAGTTAAGCCTGTTATGGAAAAAGAATCAAGACTTAAACTAACTGAAACTTATTCATACGCAAGAATATATAAAAAAGGTGATGAGCTAAAAAGACATAAAGACAGATACTCATGTGAAATATCTACTACTATGCACTTAGGTGGAGATGCTTGGTCTATATTTTTAGAGCCATCAGGAGAAGAAGATAAAAAGGGTATAGAAGTTAAACTAGAAGCAGGTGATATGCTTATGTATCGTGGTTGTGACTTAGAGCATTGGCGTGAACCATTTAAAGGTAAAGATTGTGGGCAAGTATTTTTGCACTATAATGATAAAAATGGTAAAAATGCTAAAACAAATCAATATGATGGGCGAGCTATGATTGGGTTGCCAAGTTATTTTAAAGGAGCTTAGTTATGTGGAAAAAAATTAAAGACTGGTTTATGGATGGCTACGAAAGAGTCAGAGCTAGAAACAGCAAAGGTCAATACATTAAAGACGACCCTAAAACCAAAAAAAACGAAGCCTACACTCTTAGAAAGAAAAAACCTAAAAAGAAATAACATGGCTACTGCTAACGAATCT